TCAACGCAAGTCTCTCTCGCCAAGCGGCTTGGTCTGTCAAATGAACAATATGCGGCGCAATTAATGAAGGAAATGAAACTATGACGAACCGAAACTCACGCAACACACAGACTCGTGACGAGTCGAAACGTAAGGTGTCATGGACGAGACCTTCGATGTTACCTGTCCCCGAACCCAGAGAAGGTATTGAATACCGTTGGATTCGCACATCAACACTTGGGAATAGTGACAATACGAATGTTTCTTCTAGATTTCGTGAGGGATGGACGCCTGTTCGGAAAGAGGATCATCCAAACCTTCAAGTTGTGTCTGATATCGATTCTCGATTTACAGACAATATTGAGGT